GCGGAACCGCTGCGCCCGGTAATAGATATGCCAGTGACATACCCGCTTGTAACGCCAGCGGACAACTCAATAGTGCTGTCATCAAAATAGGTGTTTATGATTGCGGCGCTATTGGTGCTATACGTCCCTATTCTGCCAGAAGTCAGAGAACCGGAGATACCAACGCCGTAAGAGCCGGGAGAACCTGTGAATAGAGAGCCGCCGTTAACGTAAAGCCTCGTCCCGGCTGGCGTTGCGGAGCCGATACCCAACCGGCCCGAAGCATCCAGCGTCATCGCCTGCGTGAAGCTGATGGGATTGCCTGCGGTGCCGGAGGGTGCAATATCCCAGATGTGAGCGCCAGCACTTTGACGATAGCGTGTCGCAGCCGCGCTGGCTATATATCTATTTTCATATACAGAATTTACGAAAATATTTTGCGCTAGTGACAAGAAGCTATTTGTCTCGTTGTTATACAAAGAGACGCCACCCTGCAACTGAAATGCCTTGTAGCCAACACCCCAAGCACTCGGCGTAACACCCAGTCCGAGGTTGCCGGATGCGTCAAGCGTGGCCATAGTAGCGCCACCGGAATTACTGAACAAAAGCGCGTTGTTGCTGGAGTTTGCTCCCAAGTAATATGCGCCAGCACTGGCATATCCAACGCTGATGGCATATTGCTCAGAGTTCGCAACAAAACTACTGCGGCCACCGTTTACATGGAATAAGGTTGCTGGAGACGACGTGCCAATGCCCACCAGCCCGCCTGAGGAAATATAAAGTCGGCCCGTAGACGCTGTGCGCGGATTACCGCCAAGAGCGTTACTCTGGTAGATACCAAAGTCACCATACGCCATCTGATTACACAGAAGCGCCCAATTTCGAGACGCACTATCTGACGCAGCGTTCCACATCTCCAACTGAGAACCAGTTGTTCCATACAAGCGAAGTTGGGAGGATGTATTTGTTGCTGTTACATCTAGCGGGTAGCTTGGCGACGTAGTGCCAATACCCACCATCCCGCCGGCAGTGATACGCATGGTTTCTGTTGATGAACCATTACGATAAATGTGCGTATTGGCGTCGTAGTAGTTAACTGAACCACCATATCCCGTGTATAAGGCAGCTATGTTTGGTGACGAACCTGTAGATACACTTAACGCACCGGCTGTGATACGTTGAGCGCTGTCAATAGTAACCTGTCCTGTTTGTGCAGCGTTTCTAAAGAAATGGTTGTCTGCATCATAGTAGTTGCTAGAACCATTGTAACCAATGTTCAACTGCGCGAGCGTAGAGCCGCTACCTGAAATAACGGTAAACTTAGAGATTGGTGACGCAGTGCCGACGCCAAGCCGCTTATTCGTATTGTCCCAGAACAAGCTGCTATCTGAGCCATACGTTGTCGATCCGCCAAACGGAATGTAGCCAGCGGTAAGCGAGGTGAGGCCGGTGCCGCCGCTAGAAACAGCAAGCGTAGCCGAAAGTCCAGCAGCAGTTCCCGTAGTATTCTGATTGAGCGTAGGGAACGTGCAGTTCGCAAGGTTTCCAGAAGCAGGAGTGCCGAGAGCACCACCATTGACAACGAAAGCACCAGCAGTCCCGGTGTTAACACCAAGCGCCGTAGCGACACCCGTTCCCGGTGTAGTCGTAGCGAGAGCGGTAAGACCAAGCGTAGTTCTAGCGGAACTAACGGACGCAAGGTCACTCAGGTTGTTAGCTGACTGCAACACTGCGCTAGACGCCAGAGTAGCAGCAGACCCAAGGCCAAGGTTTGATCTAGCTGTGGACGCAGTGACATCGCTAAGGTTATTAGCCGTCTGCAAGAAGCTCGTAGCAGCCGCAGTAGCCGCAGTACCTAAGCCAAGGGCCGTCCGAGCACCAGCAGCATCCGTAGCGCCTGTGCCGCCCTGAGAGAGACCAAGAGTTCCACTTAGGTAGCTCGTGGTATCTAGAGACCAAGTGTTGGCCGCAGTCTTCTTAAGCAAACCACTCGTAGAACTGATAGCCGCAATGGCGTCTAGATCAGCGTCCCAAGCCTGAACATTGGAGCCGATAGCAACACCGAGATTAGTTCTGGCAGTTGAGGCGTTACTCAGGTCAGCCAGATTGTTGGTCTTGACGAGCGCAGAGGCTAGAGTAGCCGCAGCACTTGAAGCGCTGTTAGCAGCAGCAGTGGCGCTGTTGGCTGCATTGGTTGCGTAGGTCGAAGCAGACGAAGCGGAACCAGCAGCAGCCGTAGCACTATTGGAAGCGTTGGTTGCACTGGTCGAACTATTTGAAGCTGAAGTGCTCGCTGAGGTAGCTGAGGAGCTTGCGGAGGTAGCACTACTTGCAGCAGCCGTGGCGCTATTGGAAGCACTTGCGGCACTGGTTGAAGCTGATGCGGCCTGACTGGTCGCAGTTGACGCAGAGGTGCCTGCGGACACTGAGTAACCCTGAGCACTTTGGGCTGACGTAGCGGCTGCTGTTTGTGACGCTAGGGCTGCGGTGGCCTGTGCGGTAGCTTGGGCCACAAGGTCTACAGCGTTCTCGTATTCAGTAGGTGTAGGGTTTGTCCCTGAGAAAAATGATGAACTAGGCAATCTTACCACCCATAGTATGGACCGACATAACTCGGTGAAGAATCATATGCGGACGATACGGATGCGTTCACTAGTTCATCCTGTAGCGCCATGAATTGTAACTGTTCGGCAATCTGAGTGTATGAAGCTTCAAACATCTGCTTGCGGTCATCTAGAAAATAGTCAGCCGCATAGGACAGCGCTGCATACACAAGGAGCGTAGGAGCCACTTCAGTAATCCAGTTGGTGTCTCTGTCAGCCACAAGACCTGAAGTATCCGCGTAGTAATGAATAAAGATATTCGTTCCAGCCGCAGGGAAAGGTCCGATGTGGAAGTTGCCGGAGATACGTGAGTAATACCGAGGTGACCCTGAGATATTCTGGAAGTTCAGAATAGTCTGGTTGTCTACACGAACAAGGCTCTGCTGTTCTGCCGTGCTGTTGGTGTAGATATGGATTGCTTCGAGGTAATCACCGGGAACGGGAACCTTGTTGGTGCCGTCAGACACGAATACAGCAATCTTCTCCATAGCGGGGACACGAAGTTCACGCTGGATACGCTGGACACCAAAGTTTAGAAAAGTGTTTGTAAGGGTTGGCGTAATGTCACGCCGATTGAGTAACCCAAGGAATTGAGTTTTCACATCCAAATATGCCAAGGGTTTCTCCTTGCTTAAATTCGTTTAGTAGTCGTCAGGAAAGCATCGAGATTCTCTAGCTTTAAGCGAGCCACTATCTCTTTCGCTGTGACGTTTTTGTCCCAGATGTTGAAGCCCTCACGCATCCACTTCTCGACCACTACAGTGGGAATTGAAGCGACTCGGTGGTAGTCACCCATGCGGTTGTTGGCGCTTTCGTCTCTGGATTCTTTCAGTCGATCTAAGAAGGACTGAGGTATTGCTTGTTCCTTCTTGACGACGAGTTTCTCGTCAGAGTCTTCTTGGAAGGAAACTTCTGGATTGATAAGTTCGGTTGCCATGTATCCTAGCTAACAAAAAGAGGCCCAGATGTTACTCTGAGCCTCCCAAGTAATACTTGTGTAACTAAAAGTTACGTGTGGCGAAGCCTAGCGGCTTACGCAGCCTTACGGATGATGCCCGAAGAACCATAGTGCTTATGTTTCAAGGACATCTCGCCGACAATGAGGTGACGCTCGCTGTCGCCAATTTTCGCCAACGGCTCACGAGTCCACGGACGAAGGACGCAGAGCTTCCACATGTCCGGGTCGAACACGAGATGGTCGTCAGCGGCCATAAATCTATTAAGTATAACCTTGACTTCCCCGTACGGACTTACATATAAATCAACGACGTTTACAATTCGGCGAGCAGCGTCAGCATCAGCGTTATCGGCAAAGCGATAGCGACCCGAGGCCGAAGCGAAACCGGCGATGCCGAGAGCTTCACCCGGAGGAATCATCAGGTAACGCGGGTCAGCACCGTTGGCGAACAGAGCCGCGAGGACCGTGTTCAGGTTCGTCTCAGACATGGCAGTCGAGGTGCCACCCGTCTTCGTCAGCAGAGCCGAGTAAGTCGAGGAGTCAACCTGAGCCTGAAAGGACTTCATGGTGCGAGCAGCGTCAGACGCGACGTTCGCAGAGTTACCAAGCGACGTAAGCGTGACGTTGTTGAGGGTGCCAGCACCACCAGCCTGCTTGTTGAGCATAACGTATTCGAGGTCGCGCTTAAGTTCAGCAGCGCGCTTCGAAAGCTGATAGGCGGTTTCCTTAGCGCGACCGTAGGTGCTGACCTTATCGGTGGTCGTCGCAACCTTAATGGCCTTCGCCAGAATCTGGGTGTAGCTCGTGCGGACGGTCGTCGGCGCAGCCGCAACTTCCGAAGCATCGAAGCCATCATACTGAGCGTTAGCAGCGGCAGAGGCGAGCGTGTCTTCCTGCCACTGGAAAAGGACGTTGTTGACGCTTTCCTTGCCAATCATGGACTGGAAGGGAGTCGTCGTGGGGGAGATGTTGGTGATGATGTCTGAGACATCTTCCTTCTTACCAATCACCTCATAAACGGTATACGTATTAGCCATTTGAAATTGTATTCCTTAGAAGTCGGAGACTTCGTCCCCGTAAAATAGTTTTAGTTTTCCCATTGAGCCAGAAACGCATCTGCTGCGTCATCAACAGAACCACTCTGCTGAAGCTTCTTCAGCATGGCGCGATTAGGGTCAGCCTTAGCACTCTTGACGACTTCATCCGGCGTTCCCTTAATGATACGCTTCGGAGTCTTGTCGATTTTCTTCGTCTTAGTGACGGCTGTCTTACCCTTTTGATACTGCATGGCCATGTGTAAAATCTTGAAAGCCACAGGATCAACCATCTCGTTGACGACCTGTGCATCCATTCCTGAACTAACTGCAAACGAACGGATGTCATTATACATCTGTTCATTCCACCCAGGAATCCCCGTCTTCGGGTCCGTAAGTGTCTTGATAGCTTCGCGGGCCATCTGCATCATCTGCTGCTGGCGTTGATCCTGAGCAGCCTTGATTACTCCATCAAGCTCCGTCTCCAGATAGCGGACATTATCGAAGGCACGATTAGCCGCGTCTGACAGTGCTGAGAGTTCCTCAGAGCTAACATTAGGGTCTTTGGTCAACGCCAAGAAGTTGATGTTTGCGTAAGGTGCCGCCTGCTCCTTGGCTCTCGCTAGGAGTGCTTCAAGTCCAGTTACGTGGCGTGTTGCTACGTCTTCAGCACGTTTCTTTAGTTCGGCTGCTTCTTGGGATTTGCGAGTGAGTGAGGCTTCCTGTCCATACAGTCGCTTCAGGTCTTTGACTGTGGCGGTTACTTCCTGCCCATCAATCTTGATCTTTACGACTGCATCTTCCGAAGCTTCCACAACCTTCTTAGGTTTCTCAGTGGCTTCTTCAGTCTCTTCAGGCTCCTCGGTGTCGTCTTCTTCACCTTCGGTATCTTCAGGTTCCTCTTCGTCCTCTGGACTTTCGTCGGAGTCTTCAGTAGCGGAGCTACGTCCGCCTTCAGGTTCCTCAGTGTCGTCGGTTTCTGACGGCTCTTCTTCCTCTTCGTCTGGTTCTTCAGATGGCTTTTCGGCGTCCTGAACCATACGCTTGAAAAATTCGTCGGCTCCAGTATCGGTGCCGTCTAGTTCTTTGGCAGCGTCCAGCGGTAATTCGCCTTGGATAGCTGATTGCATTAGTCGCTTTCTCTTTCATTCTTTTCGTGGATGGCTTTAGCAGCGTCCACGTAAGACATCATGATACCGAGGACTTCATCCACGGCTCTGTGTTGGTAGAATAGGTTCTCACGCTGGTCGTATTGCTCAGGCTTTGTCTGACCAATGGATTCCAGCGTAAGTTCTTTGTAGTGGTTGAAGAACCACATAATGTCGGGGTTATCGAAGAGAGAGGCCGCAATGGCCCCCCTCCTCACAATGTCATCTTCAGTCATTCAGCGTTAGCAGCGACCGAAAGTCTTCCCAGTCCCCATGCCGACTTTGGCATCCTTATTCGGAGCCTTGCCGCCTTTGGCAGAACCACGAGCACCTACGCCCTGCTTCGAGCCAGCCGGAACCTTCGAGGGAGCCTTGCGGCTACGGCCACCGGGGATACCAGCCGTGGGCTTTTTGTCCTTAGAACCAATAGCCATTATTTTTTCTCCTGCGTCCACGGGTCCGGCTTCGGCGGTTCATAGTTCTTTTCGCCGGTATAAATGTAAGCTTCCTTAGACACTGTTTCGGGATTAGGTAGCGTAGGTTTTACAATTTTATCCATTAGGACTCACAATGTTGGTCTGTTTAATTTCTGTAGCTGCTGTACGTTCCGCGAGGTCCATCTCACGTTGCGCCACATCAACCTTATTGTTGACATCAAGGTCTTTGCGCTCTGCGTCACGCTGTTTAATCATAGCGTCCACAGCAGCCTTGTTCTGCTCAAGGCCAACCTTAGCTTGGTCGATCTGAGCATTGGCCTGAACCTTGCCCTGAGTAGACTGAGCGGTAATCAGAGCAGCCTGAGCCTTCATGGTCTCATTCTGCATCTGCTGGAGAGCCAGCGGATCAGGTTGCGGAGGCGGCACTTGGTTCGGAGGCGTCAAGTAGTCATTGATTGCAGGCATACCACGCAACTTCATGACATCCGATGCAAGCTTGTAAGCATTCGGCATCTGGAACATAGGAGCGAACGCAGGGTTCTGCGTAATGAACGCCGCCATCTCCAAACGCTTCTGAGCCTCTGTGTCATGCTCACGGTAACCTAGATGCAAGCTTACGCTCACAGTCTTACGGTCACGCCATGAGCTAGGCTTCACTTTCACCCAGTTACCGGCCAACTCAACAATCTTCTCTTTGTCCTCTTTAGCCACCACAAGGCTGTAGACCTTCAGGTAAAGAGGAATTAGGAAGTTGTTCGCAAAGTTACGCGCGATGACTTTCTGCCGCGTTTGCGAGAGAGAAACCAAACGCTCCACCATTGCGTCAGAGTTTTGCGACGAGATGGCATCCTTGTTGAGACCCTGTGATAGCGAAGAGATACCAGTCGTCTCTTCAGTCTGACTCTTGATTAGTTCCAGCGTCTGATACACAAATGGATTAAGAGGTGCCTGCTCCAGAGGGCTAATAGCATCAGGGCGCGTGACGTTAACCAAGCCACCAAGACGATTATCCAGAAGCTCTCTTGGATTCGTAAGGCCACCCTTGAGGACGGTGTATCTAGGATTGACCGTAATCGTAGCATGGTCAACGATAGCTCTCGTGAGAACTGTTCTGACATTCTGACTGGGGATAACGCGGGCAGCAAAGTTGTTACCGTAGAATGAATGTGGAATCGGAAGCGGCGCAAAGACCACGAAGGGCAGATCGTCTACTTCCTGAATCTCTAGGGTCACATTGCCTGCTCTAACAATCTTGTAGAGCTTGGCGTGCTTGTCGCCCTGACGTTTGAACTTCCAGTAACACTCGTGAACAAGGATGGTCTTGAGTTCATCCTGCTGTTCAGAGGAGTCAATCTTGAAGCCAGCGTCGAGTTGCTGAAAGCGCGCCCATGTTTCTGGAAGGGCCTGCAAGGTCAGCTTGTCTTCGACACGGGAGATGCTCTCGACCTTCTTCTGGTCAAAACCCATCTTGATGAGTTCATCTTTGGTCTTAAGAGAGCGATGGTCACAGAAGTATTCGGGGCCGAGATGCTTCGCCTGCGGTTCAACACAGAACTCTTCTGGATTGAGGACTTCAATGCGAACCTGAGAGGAGTCGCGCTTGCGAGTAAGCTTACCACTATACAGCCCCGGCTGATCTTCGTCAGCTTCAGCCTGTAGGTCGCTAATGTCTTCTTCAGCAGCCAACGCCATGACTTCATCTTCAGTCAGGTCGTCAAACTCTTCCTCAATGTTCTCTTCGTTCTCTTCCCAGTAGACCTTCGCAACACCTACGCGAGCAATCAACCCATCATGGATGACATCAGAGAAGATGTGGTATCCATCATTCTGCCTGAACACGACGTAGTCGCAGTAAGCCGTAGCAATACGTGCTTCTTCAGCATCTTCAGGTGAATTAGGGTCGAACTTAGCAATCTCTCGTCCAGCAGAGAATGTCTCAAGAAGCTGTGCTTTCATCGATTCTACGGCGTCGTAGACTTCCGTAGAGATGAAGCTTGACGAACCAGCCGACTGTCTTAGCGGCAGTTCCCCGTTGTAGTAACTCATCGCTTTTTCGCGTTCACGAGAGAGCTTTGCGTTATACCAGATGAGACTTTCGTTAATCTTTCTATCAATGAGGACACCAATCGCCTCATCAGTCAACTGCTTGTCCTTCATCGACTAAATAGCCTTTATGTAAAAGTCGGACGTTACATCTATTGGTGTAAACTTTCCGGTATGAATATGATTTGCTAATGCCAAGGCCATAACACAGTCATCGAAACACCCCTGCTCTGCTTCCATAGCGCCGCTATCGGTCACAATGTATGTAAGCATCTCTTGAAGTGTCGTTCGGTCACGAATGTTCATCTCGTCGTCACGCAGAGCAGCACGAAGCCTGTCAATGATTAGAGGCTTGGTCTTGCTTGTGGTTCTAAAACCAATAGTGAACGAGTCTCTATCGTTGAGATTACCTTCAGCAACATCAGTGTATGTGTATGGGTATGCTAGGTCTCTACCAAGCCTTACAGCAGTTAGTAGGCCGTGGTTATTATTTTCGACAATGATTTGCGCTTCATTGTAATAGTTACCGAGAGCAAATAGCACATCAGCAAATTTATCTGGGTGGATGTGTCCACGCCAGCAAGCAACTAGGTTCTTTTGACTGTCGAGTATTTGAGCGACACTGTAGTCGCCTTTCTGAATGCCAATAGCGACATCAGCGCCAATGTAATATTCATCACCAAGTTCACGTTCTTTCCAAACTTTTAGTTCGCCTCTAATATTCTTCTCAAAAGTCTGTCCTTCAAGAGACATTTGGTAAAGCGGAGGCTCGACCTCCTGCATCATTCTGTGCAGTTGATCTGGGTTAAACACAGGGCGACCTGAAGCAATGAATGCTTCGTCAGCGTTTGACGGATACTCTTGCTTGAACTTGTCGATACCGTTCTGAGCAACCTTGCGGCGTCTGAACATAAGCTGACCGTCAGTGAGACCGTAAGCCTTCACTAAGTCTTCTTCTTCGTATGTGCGTTCAAAGTTCTCAGGGACTTCCTCAGTATACTCAGGCGTATCGAACCACGCACTGAAGAACGCGATGAAACCATTAGTTCCATCCACAGCACCCTTCCAAAGGTCATAGAACACACCAGACATACCGTTGGCAGTGCTCTCGACGTAGATGCTCGTGTCTTCTGTGTTTGGAATAGCCTGTAGCAAGGCGTTCAAATTGTCAGCAGCAGTCGCTGGAGGCCAGAAGGCGACCTCGGACAAATGAGTGTCGGTGAATGTTTCACCACGAGCGATACCTTCGCCGCCTGCGGTAGACACCATGATACCGGAGTCTAGGCCACTGAAAGCAAGCTCCTTACGAGAGGAGTAGCTTGTAGATGGCTTCAGCAACTCAGGCATCTCAGCATGAGTTCGCCTATACATGTCGAAGATGGTGCGTGAACTATCGGCCTGATGGGCCACCACGAGACCCTTGCGAGCCTTGCGTTGACTCAAGGTCCAATACATTCGACCAGAGGTATACGTGGAGAAACCCTGCTGTCGGGCCTTCAGAATGATGATGCGGACTTTGCCGGTAGCTTTTCTCTGAGCTTCAATAGCAGCATGTAGCTTCTTCTGTGGCTCATTGAGAACTAGCGGTCTAACGTCCGCATCTTTAGTTCTGATCTTGATGGCGTTCTTGGCGTAGAACTCAAAGTCATCGAAAAGTCGCTTACGGATGACTTTAGCGTCAGTCATCAGCAGCCAGAGACGCCAGCCACTCTTCGGCCTTGTTCACAGAGACTTCAGATTTGGCGACTGGTTTCGATTTGGTGAACTCTAGGACAAGCTTTGCAGCCGCCAGTTTTACCTGCTGTGACGCAGGCTGACGAAGGACTGTGATGGCACCCTCAAGGGCTTCCTCAGCAGCCTCCGTCATATCAATGTTTTTCTTAATCTGTTCCATGTCTTTCTTTGCCTGTTCACGAGCGGCGTCATGAGCAATCTTTAGCTCGTGTTTGTTCAAGCCGCGCGTATGGCCAAAAGGACGCCCACGAGCAATGAACTTCATGTAGCGACCTTGGCGAAACTCGACTAACTCGCGGTAGCCCACCAAGCCATCATAGAGCTTCGACCAGTCCTTATTGGGACGTTTGTGGCTGTGAGTAATCAGAGGGGTCGCATGGCGACTAGGGTCGAACTTAGGTCGCACCCATTTCTTTTTGATGACTGGAGGACGCAAAGCTGCGCCCTCCGTGTAGTTGATGTAACGACCGTCACCTATGTGGATGATGTCATTCGTCATTACTTGTAGTTTCCCAAGTCCACATGATGTCGTCGAAGCCCTCTTTCAGAGCTTGCCTTGTTTCTGGAGATAGGGCTGCGTTATCCACAAACTCCTCCCACTTTTGACGAGCAAACTCTGGCTTGTTGCGAAGCTTGGACCAACGAAGGAGCATACCATCAAGAATCTTCCGGTCATGATTCGTGTTTAGATATTCACGAGCATCATCAAGAAAGAACTTACGTGTATCCTGACGCTCATTCCAGCTTTGCTCATATCGTTGAGGATTCTGGATTGAGTCCTTATGGTATCTCTCAGTTACCCCATGTCTTTTGAACACATGATAGTTCGGATCAGCTTCTTGTTCCGCCTGCCTTGCTTCTCTACGAGCTTCGCTTACTTTCTTTTCAGCTTTTGCTTGAGCAGACACAACACTTGCTTTGGCTTCTTCAGTTGACTTCTGTTGCTGCTTTTGTTCGGCTTTTTTCTTTACCTTGTTCAAAGCCATAGCAGCCTTGACTTCATCAGGACGAGCACTGAGCGGTGAAGAGTTAGCATCACCAGCTTGTGTATTTTCAACACCCTCTTCTTCTGGCTGAAGTCTCTTATTTTTACTGATCTTCAGTCTGGACACAGCCAAAGGTAGAGCAGCAGATGTAGACACAAGTCCCGGTAGTGGGACATTCTGGCTTTCACCCAGGTCTTGAGCCATGTATTGAGATGCAGGAACGTCACTCCTGTTGCGAACATCAAGAAGTCGTCGCTGTTCAGCCCAATAATCCTTTTCAGCTTTACTTAGGATACGCTGAACGCCTGCCTGAGTTCTGATGGATTTAGAAGCATCAGATGACACAAGTTCTGGCAACGGTACATTCTGACTGTCGCCAAGGTTACGACCAGCAGCTTCAGATACAGGAATGTCGCTCCTGTTTCTAAGAGCTAAATAGTCTCGCTGACTTGACCAAAAGTCTTTATCATCTTTTTTAGTCGCTCTTGCTTCAGCAGCAAGCCTTCTGTCTTCAATAGCCTGACTGTTTCGCATAAGGTCTGCTTGACGCCGCATCGCAGCATCATCAGCCTTCTGCTTTTCAGCAGCCGTGTTTCTATCAGACTGCTCTAGGCTGTCTAATATGCTAAGGGTATCATTGGCTTTATTCTGGAAGTCACTTACCAATCCCTGCTTGTGACGTGCTTCCATTTCGTCAACTTTTCTAACAGCTTGGTAAGACTCCCGAGCAATTTTCATTGCAGCGGCTGTTGCCTTGGCGTCTTCTTTGGCTTGCTTCTTAGCAGCTTCTAGTTCAGCGGCCTTTTGATCGAGAGTAGCCTTCTCGTCTTTGGCCACATCAAGCTTCATCTTAGAAGCAAATGCGTTAGCCTGTCTTTCAGCCAAGTCTTTTGACGAAGCAGCAGCGCGACCTTGTGCAATACTAAGGATAGGTTCAGCCGTTCCAGCGAACTTATCAGTGATAACCTTAGCAGGGTTCGATTGACCTGTTATACGGTCTACAACCCTTGCGCCACCAGCAGCAGCCGTCTGTAAACCAGCAGCAGCTATAGCAGCTTTCGGTCCCAGAAGGTGTCCGAGCCACAAATCACCCCATCTTGTCTTCCAGTTCTCAAACGGATTGATGCCGCTCGTAGAATTAGCAAGAGAGGAGTTCTCGTAGCCACGCATGAGACCTAGGGTGTCAGCGTTACGGAGAGCGCGCCCTGCGTCTGGCGATACCTTGGATACAGCTTCAATCTTGGCTGGATCGACACGTTTCCCGGCCTCAATCTCCAGCTTGGCTTCAGCTATGGTCTTCTTGGTGAGTTCATCCAGACCCTTGCTTGCAAGAGACAAATCGTCGTTGATGTGTTTGGCGCTGACACCAAAGTTACCTTCGTAGTTCTTCAGGATGTCAGCAACTTCACCACGACTCTGTGGGTCTAGGTCACCCAAAGCTCTGAAGCGAGTAGCAACAGCAGCTTCCTTAGCAGCACGTTTAGCGCCACCAAAAGCACCACCAGCAGCGCCTGCTATGGAGCCTACAGCAACATCAGAGAGAGTCGGTGACTGCTGGTCCACAATAGCTTTATCAGCAGCAGCGCCTGCGCCACCAATAGCAGCATCAGCCATAGCTGTATTTGCAAGCTGTTTACCAGCGTTCTTTACGCCCTCCATGCCAACACCACGAACAGTGTTGCCACCAAAGGTCAGCTTACTACCGAGGCCACCCAGAGCCATCTGTAAGCCAACATTACCCACAACACGGGCCTTTTGGCCTAGCGTTAGGTCAGCATTGGGGTCTGTCTGGTCAGCGGCCCTAACCCTGTCGATAGTAGGAGCAGTCTGTGTAGCGCCTACAGTCAAGCCAGCAGCAATGGGTCCAGCCATAGAGGCAAGAGCCAACGGAGCAGCACCCTCAACCATGGCGCGAGGAGCCTCTGCGGCTCTCTCTAGGAAGGGCTTGTTGCTATCCCAAGCTGTATCACCAGCAGGCTTATACTCTTGGGGTGTTACGCCAAACATACCACGAGCGCCAGCGGCAACATCTCGCATAACACTGATTTTGTCCTTGTCAGCAATACCAGCTTTGTCGAGTAGAGACGTAAAGTTCTCGAAGCCGCCAATAGTGCCACTAATAGCACCCTTGGCGAACTTCTCGGTCGTGGATAGCTTGTTAGTCTGCTGTTCTGCTGTTCCCGGCTGGTCAACCTTAGAGGTATCAGCCGCCTGTGACCCGTATAGAGCAGCGTGGGCTGCTTCCGGGGTATCTGCGGTAATGGCGTATGTTCCGCCATCTGGACCCCTAAGTTTGAACTTCGCCATTATTCAAGTCTCTCTATTTCAACACCATTAATATTGGCCTTTTTACCCACCTCTGGGAGACCAGATGGTTCTTTGGGCTTTTTACTAGCGGCTTCTTTGGGCTTGAGCTTCTCTTCAAGAGCCTTCGGAACACCAGAACCACCCGGACCTTCACCTTCAAGCTGCGGATAAGGAACTTCCTGCCCCTTTGCCTTAGCTCTACGGTTTTCATTGCTCATGAAGATATTTTCTTTGGAACGAACAACTTCCTGAGTCATCGTCTGGAGAGCACCCTTCAAGGACTCATGGTCCTGTGCAGAGCTTAAGAGTTCACGAGCATGTTGCTTGTCAGAGACAGTGGCACCACTAGCACTTGTAGTGATGGCATTAGCGTATTCATTCACAGCAGTGTTGACCGCAGCGTTCAAACGTGACAACTGCGGGTCTTGCATCTGCTTTTTGCTGAAGTTAAGAATTTCGTTGACCGAGTAGTAATGGTCACGAGGCATCTGTTCAGACAAGTCAATTAGCGTGGACGCGCCAGCAAGGAACGTGTTACCAGCAGTGTTGCGGCGAGCATCCATGCGCCCATATTCGCGCTCCGCTGTCTTTCTTGCTTCCTGTTCAGCTTCCGACTGAAGAATGAAACCACTAGGAAGGCCGAGGTCTTTCTCCTTCTTCCCAATGTAGTCCCATACAGCCACACGGTTATCTTCACCAAGTCGTGTTAAGGCTTTGTAGTTACCAGCAAGAACTTGTTCACCCAAAGTTCTAATGGTATCCTGACTAACGGGTGTTTTGTCCTTGATACCATAGTGAGCATTTAGCAGCTTCTGTTTCTCAGAGTCGCCGCCAGCCCAAGCATAATCTTTCTGTAGCGTCGTTTCGTCGTTCTTGTTTCCAGCGAAACCCGGAGCCAAAGGCTCAACACGAATCTCACCACGGCTATTCTGGAACATCAGTCCCTGACCGTTCTGGGTCTGACCGGCATACTTCCAGCCACCCTGAGCTTCACGAGCCTGTTCTTGGGCCGCAAGGTTACTAGCCACCCGAGAGGCGTTGAGACTGGCGATGCCAGTGCCACCACGGTCCAGAGAGGCGATAGATGCACCCATGTTGGCCAAAGTAGACCCAATGTTATTCAGAGGCTGCTGTGTCTCTTGGCCGCCCAGAGAGATACTCTGAGCGCCCTGTGGAGCTTGAGGCTGGTCTTCAGGAGCCAAAGCCATCATTGCGTTCGGGTCTTGCTTCTGGGCAGCATTAAGAACGTCATTCACATACTGAGGGACATTCTTGAAGCCATCACTGGCGTTACCTGCGCGAGCCAGTGGTTGACCTGAGAACCACGCCGAAGCTACGTCAGCAGGGTTGCCATACTTGTTATAAAGCTCACCAAGTTTACCTTTGGTGACAGCAATCTGAGCTTCCTTGTTGTTAAGGAATTGCTCTGGTGTTAGCCTCTGTCCAAAATATTGTTGAGACCACGGACCAACATTGAAATCCATGACCTGACTAATACCGTAGGCATGGTTACCTTTTTTAGTAGCAGGACCAATGACGTTATATCGACCCGAGCTTTCCGTCTGATTGATACCGTTCATCAACTGGTCGAGGGTAATGTTCTTATAAGCCATTTCCCCTCCTTAAACCGTCGGGACTACGTTAGGACCAGCGCCACCTACGACACCCTGAAACGGTTTGAAGCTCGGGAACAAAGCGCCAGCGGCCATGCCACCAAGCGTTGCCCCACCGCCCATACCGAGGCCAGCAACAGAACCAGCCATACCGAGGCCAGCACCGAGATAGCTAAGAGCACCCGGACGCTGTTGGTTCGCTACAGGCTGAATGCCAACAGTAGTTCCGCTCGTATTCGTCGTGGAACCCCAGTTATTCGCACCAGCAATGTTGTAAAGGTTCTGCACAGGAGACCATGCGTCAGCATTCTGTCCCTGATACTTCGCCAAGTTGTTGCTAAGGATAGCCTGCTGCAACGCATTGAGACCGGAGCCAGCCGTCGAATACAGATTGCTGAGGTTCGTCTGGTCGTTGATGCCCTGAGAGAGCATTCCGCTACCCTGCCCACCGAGAGTGGTGCTAAGGTTACCAGCGTTGCTAAGAGCACCCAAGGACTGAGTGTTCTGATTGAGGGCTGTGTTTAGACCTGTGTTCCACATGTCACCACGGACTTTAGCTGACATTCCAGCGGCCATCTCACCGAGGTCGCGTTTAACAACACCCTCAGCCAATGCCGTGCGGTCTGAGTTCAGATTACCACTAGCAGCAGCGCCACGATATAGGCTCGGCAGTGTCTTTTCAGCAGCTACTCGCTGGCCATCATCCATAGCAGCGTCAACGAGGCCACTAATGTATGGGTTCTGCGCGTAAGCATTGGCCGTGTTGATGTTGTTCTGCGTCTGGTCGGTGTTACCGAAGTTATACAGAGCGCCCGCAGCGTTACCCGCAGTGTTGTAGTTGTTCAGTAAGCCCTGACCAGTGTTGATCTGTTGTTGACCCACGCCACCATTAGCAGCACCAAAGTCAGCAGCCTGACCATAGGCGTCATACTGCGTCTGGTTCGGAGCGGCCACGTAGTCGCCAGTGTAGGCACCACGAGCCAACTGGTCGTTGTAGGCGCGTGTTGCTCCACCAAACGCAGTGGTCAGAGCGCCGACTTGGGGTTGCCATGAGGGTGCTGAGGTTTGCGTTTGGTTCGTAGAGCTAATAGTTGGTAAGAAATTATAGGATGCCAAGGGTATCTCCCCGCTTGTAGGGGCTATATAGTAGCGAAGCTACGCTTCTTGACCCCATAGTGTTATTCTTTTAGTTCTAATGGTGGGACGTTTTGTAATTCTTTGGTATCAAGGTTCACGCTCCAGTCGTCCCCGTAAACTTCATGCGACACTGGGATTATTGGTTCACCTTTATAAACATCTTCTGTTACAAATTTCTCATCCATGTAGCCAAAGCTGGTAATTTTACCAGAAGACTTATCGTATCTGACATACATCATTTAGCTAACTCGGTGGCACTTCCTGTAACTGTTGAAGCAACGACACTACCACTATTGCTACCAGAGGTCGTTGTTATAGTAAAAGTAACAGTTTGTTCTGATGAGGTAGTGTTAGGGTAGTAAAGAATACCAGTTACAGCTATTGGGGAATACACCCAGTCTCTTACCTTTTGCCATCTACCAGAACCATCCGGCCCATAGATATATCTCTCTGATGAGGACGATTTGTATCCAAGTATCTTGTAACTTTTGACCACATCAGATGTTCCACTAATACTTCTTACTGCATTCAAGTATCCGATTGTGCCAAAATCTGGTTGAGCACTTTCAGCAACAGCAGTAGTACCATAAAAAGGGTTAGTGTAGTTTGCCCAAGGTGTGGAAGTAACTGTTACAGAGTTAGTACCCTCAAGAATTGCTATGAACTGTATTCTAGCTCCTGACCTAACAGTGACCTGAGTTGACTGCGATGGTGTAGTAGAATTAATTACTCCAGTAACAAATCCGCTCCTAGAGATTGCATTGTCTTCAATCTTACCAGTAGAAACACTCTTATCTACAATCTTATCAGCAGTAAGCGTCCCATTAATCAGAACATTGGCGTTAATCTCTAAGCCATATGTTCCAGTGCTACCATCAGCTTTACGAGTGCCACTCAGCGTCACAATGTTGTTCGAAGGTCCACCAAGTGAACCAACAATAGCCCACTGCGTTGAAAGAGCACCGTTGATACTAGCAGTAGCAGTAGACACCGTTGATATAGAGGCCGTGTTACTATTGATCTTACCGTAAACAGTGTTTGCTGACGACGAATCATTTACAGAGCCAATAGCTCCAATAGCACTGGAAGCATTAGCACTTGCAGTATTCGCCGTTGATTTAGCATCACTAGCTGCCGACTTGGCGCTGTTAATGTTACCATATACAGTATTAGCCGTAGATGCGTCCGTTGGAGCACCAACAGAAGCAGAAACAGTCTGTATGCTAGTTGCTAAGGCATCAGTGTTTGTAGCTAGCGCAGCAGTTACGTTGTTGATTTTACCGTAAACAGTATTAGCGGACGTAGGATCAGAAGGTGAACCTACAGACGCTGAGACCTGACTTGCTTGGTAGGCAGCAGATACAGCTACAGCATTTGCGTTATTGACCTTACCAAATACCGTATTAGCTGATGTCGGGTCTGATGGTGAGCCAACATTATTGGAAACACCATTCGCTATAGATTGTGCAAGATTTGCAATATCTGTTGCGTTAGAGGCAACACTATTAGCGTTGTTAACTTTACCAAATACAGTGTTAGTCGTCGTAGTATCAGAGGACTGACCAACAGCGTTTGATATAGTTGTTACATTTTGACTAGCTTGTTGAGCGATTGTCTGAGCGTTTGCCGCAGCCCCACTAGCATTTGTAGCTGTGGTGTAGGCCGCACCCGCAGTGGTGGTTACATTCGCCAGAATACCGATGTATTGGCTGTAGGAACCATCCGTATTGTCACGCCACGCAGAGTTATACCAAACGTATTGCTTGAAGTTCTCTTCAGGCTTAATCCATACGTCACCATTCTGACGACCAGTAGTCCCAGGATCAGCAGTATACACACGACTTGTGCCAGCAGAGGCTGACATGAGGTAAGAAGCCAGCGCAGTGTCTGCTGTGGTTCTCGCCTGTTGCTCTGTGATTAGGGACGCTGTGGAGGCTCTGGTGGTGTCTGTGTTCAGAACCCACGCAGTTCCGTTCCAGAAGTAAGGCGTATTGCCGTTACCCGTGTCATACCACAGATCACCTACCTTACGGTCAGCAGTGGCTGTGGAAGGCTGTGTGCTCTGTCTGAAGATACGCTGTTGGGCTGTGGTAGACTGGAGGGTAGTAACGTCCTTCACCAAGCCGCTAGAGGAGCCACCGACAGTCGTCGTAAGCGCACTTACGTCCTTCACCAAGCCAGCCGTAGAGTCACCTACAGTCGTCTGTAGCGCTGTGATGCTGGAAGCTTGGCTAGTCGTCGCGTTGGTTAGGGTCGTTATGGCCTGCGTATAGACAGCATAGTTGCCCACAAGATTGGTGAACGAACCGTCGCTATTGTCGCGCCAGTCATAGGAGCCAGTAGTAGCCGAAGGTGTGCTTCTCGCCCACACGTAGGGCTTGTAGTTGTTCGCATTGCTGCTATCAAACCACACATCACCAGCTTGGCGACCAGTAGAACTCGGAGCACTCGTAGCAATGTAGATACGAGAGCTACCACTCGACATCGTGAATAGCTGCTTGGCGAGCGCATCGTCACGAGTGGAACGAGCAGTCTGCTCGGTGCTGATAGCTGACGTATTGGTGCCAACAGTTGCCGTGAGGCTGTCAATACGCACACCCAAGGCATAGTCAGCAGCGATACGGGCAGACGCCTCTTCGTCGATGATGACAGCCGCAGAGGAGCCGTTGGTTAGCACGAGGTTGTCGATGCGTGTGCCTAGGGCCGTGTCAGCAGTGGCTCTGACAGAGGCTTCAGATGTTATGGATGCGCTGACTGTTCCAACACTGGCGTTAAGACTGGTTATCTGACTCGCTAATGCTGTGTCAGCAGTCGTTCTAGCAGTTGTCTCTGTGTTTACCAGAGCCGTAGCTGACGCAAGAGTCTGCGCCGCTACAGTCTGTGTGTATGTTGCCTGTGCTTCATCTCCAGATACACGAGCGTTAGCCTCCTGCAACACAAGAGCTTTAGCGGACTCATTGTTGTCACCTATGCGAACAACGTGCTTCTTGGAGACATTCTCCAGTTTGGTAAGCTGTTCTTCGAGGTAATTGAAGTGAGACCGCTCGTCTGCTGGAGGTGGAGACTTTATGTATGTATCGAGAGGAGATTCCGTCATTGGAAACGCAGTTCCTGCTATTAGTTACCTGTGGCCAAAAATCTGATAATCAATATCCCACCCAGAGAGACTGAAGTCCTGAATACCATCATAGGTCATCTTCAGGCTCAAATATTTACCGGGAGCGTTGAAATCGAGTTTGTTAAGAGTGACGCCATCAAACGTCATCTCGTGGTCATACTCAGCGGCGACATTCGGCGCATCAGATGAACCCCACGTAAATGTCATGGGTGGAGCACCAACAGCGAAGGTTGCTTCGGGCCACATCTGGTTTACCACCTTGTAGCCTCGTAGCTCCTTCGACACATCATCCATGTCCATGAGTTTATTCTCAAGGAACACTGGAGCCGTCGCAAAGCTATCGAAGAGACCCACACCCTGAACGATGTTAGCCGCTTCATACACATGAACTTTGGACGTAGAGGTTCCGAGAGAACTCGTGCCACCAGTCGATACCGTCATCAGGTAAAGCTGAGTGCCGTCGAAGTAACTGTTGTAAGCGCCGGACACTGAGTTGTAGGTGACAGCCGATAGGTCACCAAAGTTAGACCCAGAGTATGTGATGCCACGAGCCGCACCATTGACGTAGGGCAGATCATAGAAATACCACGTGTCATACACGTAGTTATAGATAGCCGCCCTATTGCAACCGGGGTAGCCTGTGTTGTTACCAATAGGGAACCGACAGTATGGGTCACGAGACACATAGCAGAACATCACTTCGCCCTGCTTGGCGTTGTTCACCACAAAGAACTTGGAAGCTTCAGTCGTGACGATATTGTTGAAGATAAAGTCACGGACTCGGCCCATAGCGATGGACTTATTGGTGTAGCCATCATGGGACCAGATGTCCTCGTTACCAAACACATAGTGGATAGAGTTATGCTCCGCCACACAGTTCTGGTTAATGACGCCTCTGTTGTTGAACAGACGCCGATAGTTGAACACAAGACTGTCGCCCCGATACTCCATGCTCCACGTTTCATTGCGAGCGTAGAGTATCATTCGGTCACGAAGGGGCCATCCGTCTAGCAGTGGGTCTTGAAGGTCACCGAGGACGTTCTCTGTGGCGCTATTGGTGGTTGCAGCAGTCCATGCACCCGGAGGTGAACCAAAGACCGAGAAATCGCTGGTCTTCACCATGGTCGGGTAGCGAACACCGTTCTTCGTGATGTTTAGAGCTACAAGAACACCTTGGAAGGAACGAAGGGCTTCACAGCGCCACTCTGAGTTCCAGTTGGGTAACGTAGCGAAGCTGGAGCCACCAGTGGTCTTATACCAAGGAACTCGGTCGCTACGGTTTACATAGACCACATCATTCAGGATGGTGGCGGTATACACCAAGCCACTATCACCGGGGGAATACCCCGCAGGACTTATGTTGACTTCAGTCGGCGCTGTGCCGGGAGTCGATGCCGCCCAGTTGGTGATGGTTCCATCTCGGTTGAAAACTAAGAATTGGGAACTATCGTTCAAAAGTTTATAGGCTATACATTGGGATGGCGTGGTGTTGCTCAGAGCACCCACAGCGTTGAAGATAGGCCCACGTTGAATACGGTTGTTGGTGAACCGGACGTTGGACCCAAAAGTGAACGCAGTGATGGGTAGATCAACCGGAGACCAGTCCGTATTGACCCCGAGTTTGCCGATGTCACGGACTGGAACGATGGTCATCTATAGTCCTCAGAGTTTCATAATGTAGGCCAAGGCGTAATACGGGGGAACGGTGGGAACCGCAGAACTCGCAGCCGTATTGTTGTGGATGTGTGACCCAGAGCCACCAAAGGAACTGTTAGACGCTGTAATACCAGTCACACGAGTGTTGATGCTGATACCCGTGTAGTTCGTTCCAGTGACGGTATTCGTCTTGCCCTGCTCTGCACCAACAGCAGCCACGCTACCGTTGATCACAGTGCCACCATTAGACCTGTCGTAGCTGTGAGCGTGACCGGGGTCATTGATGGTGTGGTTATGCCCCGGATCAGTCACGGTAATCGTGTGGGCATGAGCAGGCACCTGAGCTTCTGTCAGGGTTACCGCTTGGTTGGTCAATGTGATGGTCGGAGTGTTACTAGCAGCGCCACCAGTAGAACCCACGGAATACGAGGTGCCAGCACAGACCACAAACTTATTCGTTAGGTCAGGAGTCGTAATGTTACCTGTGCCATCTGAGCGAGCAACGGTCTGACCGTTACACAAGGCCCACCCTGTGGGAACACTAGACGTAGAGCCTGACCACAGCAGGATGGAACCTGTAGGAACTAGAGCGCCATTCAGTTGGGCCTGAGTAGCCGTTACAGCGCCAGTGAGGTTCGGAAAGGTGGACTTAAGGACAGACTTGAGTAACCGGATGTGGTCGTCAGCTTGCCCCACAGGATCAGAGCCGGGAGGGTTACTTGAGTTCAAGTCAGAGATGAATGAAGCGGATTCGATAGCCAAACGTGGGTCTCCCTAGGGTATCGTTAGGTCCACGCAGGACCATCAAAAGAAACACAAAAGAATAGAGTTCACAGAAGAATTACTGCGACGAGTAAAATAGAATGTATGTCCTTGGGTAAACCAAGGTAAAACTTAAGACATAGGGACGTAAGTAATACCTTGGTTGACCCAAGGAGTACCTTAGTTACACAATCAGTTTATAACGTCGTCGCTAACCAATGTAGAACCATGGTTGACGTTGGTAGACCTGTGTTACGTAGGTGGATATACGTTGGTCACCTGTGTTTACATTAGATGACCTAGGTTGCCCCCTGTAGTCCCCCACGGTTACCTGACAGCAGGAACTGCGTCCCTGATGACTCCCCTAAGTCGGTCAGGCGTAGAACGGTGGTGGCTTTTGGTTACAGAGGGTGACGAGAGTTACGGTAAGTTGGCGATAAGTATGCGGGACAACATTGGCCCCTGTGCCTAGGTGTAAAACACGCAATTTGAGCGTGGTTCTCTCTATAGTACTACGCAGATCGGAAAACAGCATGTAACTAATTGAAACTAAGGTCACTCAGCGTAACTACGTAGTTTTCTGAAATATACCATTTGTTTACATTCCGTAATCAGCCCGTCCACCCTCTGAAACGTGGGAAACGGTGGTGAGACGAACAACAACCTAGCCGCTTCAGGCAATTTTTTGAAATCAGATTTTCAATGGTTTAGCAGGGGGAGACAAGCGGTAGGGACCCGCTGTCGTCGCATGTTCTCGCCTGTCTATCGTAACCCACTGATAACAGGACGACGCAAAGGATAAACTATCCTATCACCTATGTGTCGCATGTATCGCTTGTGTAGCATGTGGTTGCGTTGTGTTTCGTGTGGGATACATTAGACATTTGCAAGACATTTGCTGGACATTGCGCGACATTCGGTCGCATAATTCGCTACTGTATACCATGTGGTATTGTAATACCTGTATAAATGACGATTTTTGTATACATTTAAGTCTTTGATGTAAAGCATTGATTTCAATAGGTTTTCTTTGATCGATTTGTCCCACGTTTCACCCTGGCTAAACCCACGTAACCCATTGATTTTACACATGTATAAAATAGCGCTTTTCTTATCTATCCCATGTGCTACATTGGCTTCATTGGAAATCACACGAACTCAGGGGATACACAATGAACACTAAAAGCCTCAATCGCTCAATCGGCCTCGCAATGTCCGCTTTGCAGCAAGCCCGCGCTTATCAACATGGCGCGACTAATCAAACCATTATGTTTCTAAAGCGCGCTATTCGTTGGCTCAATAAAGCCCGCGCTCGTTTGAAGCAAGGCCATTCGCTTGCGGCGCATATCTATGCGTCGGGCGCACATGAACAAATCAAGCTTGCCATCGCCACCCGCTAACCAGTCGTCACCAATCGCAAACACAGGGAATAATCTCATGACCTATTCAGACTTCGCCTATGGCGCTTTCTTCGCCCTATCCATTATTTCCGCCGGTTTGACTATCGGTTTCAGCGCGATGGCGTTTTTCTTCTAACCTATTGTGTAGCATCTGGCACACTAAGCATATGGGGATACATCATGTCGCATCATTTCGCTTTCGCCCGCAAGTCACGCAACGCTAAGACTGGCGATATACCAGTAACCACAAGCGACGCTAAGACCTGCCCCGACGCATGTCCCCTTAAGTCATCCGGCGCTTGCTACGCCAAACACGGCCCGCTTGGCATGTATTGGAAAAAGATAAACGCGGGGCAATACGCGTCTACATGGGCGCACTTGCTTGAACAAGTGAAAGCCTTACCCGATGGCCAATTATGGCGCCACAACCAAGCCGGTGATTTACCGGGAGATAATGACTGCATTGACCCTGTGGCCATGCGCGACCTTGTGGAAGCCAATAGCGGGCGCAAAGGCTTCACCTATACTCACAAGCCAGTCGAAACAGACAAGGCTAATCCTGTAACAGCGCTAATGAATGCAACACTAGTGGCCGAAGCTAATCGCAACGGATTCACTGTCAACCTTAGCGCCGACAACCTATCCGAAGCCGATAGCCTAAAAGCGCTCAATATCGGTCCTGTGGTGACTGTGTTGCCACGCGAAGCGCCAGCCGTTTCCTATACGCCAGCCGGACACAAGGTCATCGTTTGCCCCGCACAAAGCCGCGACGACGTATCATGCAAGACTTGTGGTCTATGCGCCATTTCATCACGTGACGTTATTGTGGGTTTTCTAGCCCATGGCGTTAGCGCGAAGAAAGCCGAAGTCATAGCTTTGTCCTAATGTATACCACATGCTACAGAAAGGCTTATATCATGTCCTACGTTATCCAATACCGCACCCTCGTTCGCGCTGGTAATCGCAAATGGCGAACCATTGGCCCTTTCACATATGCAACTCGCGAAGCCGCCGTTAAAGGCGCGGCGCTTATGTTCCCACATGGTTACTCGCACGATTGTGTCCGCTTTCGTCCTACCGTGAAAGGCTAACGACCATGAAATGGCAGAAATGCAAAACCCTTGATTACTGGCTTTTCGGTAAATTCAAGGATGATGAACTAAACCTAATCTTCACTGGCATGTTTCTGTGGAATGCAGACGATGCTGCAGAAAAACTGTCAATATTGCGTGAATTTCAGAAAGGCTAACAACATGACTAGCTATAAACCCGAAGTCCAAACCGATGCTTCTGGCAAATGGTATGACAATGCGTTGCGCTTCGCCTCGCGCGAAGAAGCGAAAGTATGGGCGGATGATTTGTCTATGCGATGGTTCGCCGTTCGCGCCACTCGCGCCACTGAATGTGATGACGCAGTAACGCATGTCTTAGATATCAATACTCGCGCAATGAAGGATGTATGACCATGAAGCGTGAACGACTAGCAGCAATCTATGCCGAATGGGTCGTCGATAATCTCTCTTATGAGGACTTATGTGAACGAGCCGAAGAAGCAATTGTGCGCGACATTCTCGAAGGCTTAGAGAACGGCAGCATTACCGAAGACCAGCTATTCGATGAGATGGAGCAAGACTAATGAGCAACCACCACAACACGACGCCCTCGCGCGTTTATACCACCCCTCGCGCGTATCTCGCGTTCTACAGTCTACTGGACGCCCTCGCGTTTATTATGGGTGTGTTGCTCGGTGCATTCACTCTAGGCCGCATGATGGCTTGGTATTTTTTTGGCTGAATATGTAGCATCTAGCACATTGGAGTTGTTGCAATGAAAATCAAAGCCTGCATCATGCGTTCAACTAAAACAGTCGTAGCAGGACCGTCATGGGTGAAACGTCAGCCCCCAGGTATCCACTCGCGCACATATCGCCCCTCGAAACATGCGGGACAGAAGAAAGCCGGGAAGAAATGAACAGGACAAAGGTAACCCACATCATCGCCCCGCTACGGTGGGCGGACTACATCAGAGTCGGGGACACTCGTTATGTCTCCGGCACCGACATCGCCTCGTGCGACCGTCTCCTCGCGTATGAAGAGGTGGGCGAGTGTTACGAGGTGGAGCCGTTACCTAAGTATATGCAGACACGGAACGACCCTCCCCTCGCGCGATATTCGTTCATGCTGACGCACTAGCCTTGTCTACAAATGTAGCAGTAGGGCCACAGTAGCTAGACCATTTATCCACAGTATTCATAGCGCCTATGGCCCTATTGCATTAATCGTAGAACCAGAACAATATAGGAACATCCAATCTGACTGGGGAGGACTGCTGCCACGCGCTTGCGACCATCCCAGAAAACCGCTACGCACCGGAAATGCGCCCCATAAAGCGTTATAAAGGCCGTATAGAGATGAAAGGAGTAAGCCCGCTACCCTACTAGCAGAATACCAACCAGCCGCATCAGCGGGCTTCCTAGAGCCTTCTGAAGCTTTCAGGGGTTTACCCCGTCCAATCTTATAAACTGTGGATAGAAAGCCATGTCAATCAAAGAGATACAGCAATACCTTCAGCAATATGGGCAGGCAGTCCCCTCGCGCGCCCCTGTTGTAGTTCACCTTGTGATAGGTGGTCCTTCTGATGGTTCAAATGGAGTAGTTACCACACTATACAGCCCAAATGACGCGCTCTATATTGTAGACGCTACACACATGGATGGCCTCTTGGCCTTGTGTGACACTCTGGGCGCTGATGTCCGTATTGAGTAATCAATAAGAGGTTCAAATGACCTATCAAAAAGAGCAACTCACTGACGGTGACACCATCAAAATGGAACGACTGCTCAACTGTATTCAGTCGTTTCGCGATGTTCGGGCTGACATGCCAGCAAGTTCAATGGCGGCTTTTCTTCTGGTGGCGCTGAAACCCGGCATCACCCCTTCTGAAGCTGCCCAATACCTTGGCCCCACGTGGAACGGGAGCATGGCCTCGCGCCTCCTTCTGGAACTAGGGCCTCAAAAGCGGAACGGGGAAGATGGTCTACAGTTGATCGACCAGACCATCGACCGTTCTGACCTTCGCGGGAAGCACTACACCTTGACCATTCAGGGCCGTAAGCTTCTCAATAGGCTCCTTACGCGCATGGGAGTTTCCAATGGCTGACGAGACCTACACCCTGCTCGACGCATGGCATGAAGCAAGCCATCGTCTATGGAAGGGACGTAAGAACGAGAAGCAAAGTCGCTTACGTTTCATGATGGTGATGGACGTTCTCGGTAGAGACACGCCCCTCGCGCATATAAAGAAGCGTGAACTTGAGATGCTCGTTGAGTATTTCGAGAACACAATAATAGAGAAGACAGGTCGTCCCTACGCGCCGGGGACCATCAACCGCATATTGGCGGGGGCGTCGAAGATACTACGGTGGGCATATGACAGTGAGATTATCGACCGTATGCCTAAGATACCGTGGTGCGAGGATAGAGCCGTCAAGGATGTATTCCTACCTTCTGACAAGATTCCTGAGTTCCTTGAGACTGTCTACAGTTACCGGGGTCATGATGTTTCTGTCGCCATTCAGGCGCTGATCCTCACTGGTATGCGTGTTGGCGAGTTGGTGTCACTGAAGCCTGACCAGTTACAGGGGTCTGTCAACGGCTATTATGTCCTCGTTCGCGCGGAGAAGACGAAGACCTTCAGGAACCGGATCGTCCCCATACCGGAGCAGCTATACAATGACTTATGTCAACTCTTGAAAACAGGCGTCCCATCGTATCGCGTCCTGTATGACACCTGCACGATGGTCTCTCAGGCGCTCAATCTGACGCCGGAGATTACGCCTCATGTCCTGCGTCACACCA